GAGACGCTGTGCGATGTACTCGACAGCGTCACTCTGATTGATGCGTGCCGGTCGACTCATGATCGCACCGCCAGTGCGACCGTCGTGCCGCATGCATCGCATCGATCGAGACCAGCCACGACCTGTGCCGGTGTGATCTCATCGACTGGCCACCATCGACCATCAGTGTCAGGGTTCATCTCGATGACGCGATCTCTGCAGTCGATGCAGAGTCGACCATCGATACCGGTGCGCATCGAGTACAGGCTGTCGCTGCCGGATCGTGCCGTCATGATCGCACCGCCAGTGCTGCGCGTGCGCGCTTCTCTAGTGCGGCCATCGTGCGTCGATACGATGCACACTCTAGTGCTGTATCGAAGTCATACGGTGATGCCATCTCTGCCTCATAGGATGACCACGATACGATCTCATCGAGCGCAGTCGTATCGACGACAATCGTGGCACCGGTAGTGCCTGCACCCTGTGCCTTGATCTGCTCATACATCGACACCCATACAGCAGCCTTGTCAGCCTCTGGTAGTTCATGACCGATGTCTGTGTAGTCGTACATGCGTCGCGCCATCGACGCTGTGATCTCGATCGTTCCGGTCTCTGCCATTTCCTGTCTCCCTGTCAGGTGCGGTCTGGTGACCGCCTGTCTTCCCCTGACACCGTCAAGATACGACGGCCTGTCTAGTGCTGTCAAGCACCTCTATTTCGTGCGTGAAACAGACAGACGGCCAGCCTGCCGGCTGGCCGTCACTGGTCGTCGATCGCGTCTAGTACCTGCGTGATGCAGGTGTGGCAGATGCTGTAGTACCCCAGAATCTGTATGTCATCTGGCAGGGTGGCGATGATGTCTTCACCGTATCGCCAGCACTGCGTGACTACGCTGCAGGATGTGCAGCGATCGTCTACCTCACTCGACGAGTCTGACGAGATACTCACCTGAGACCTCACCTGTGTCGTCGATGAATAGCAGCCACTGTGCCGGTGATCCAGTCGCACCTACGACCTCGACAGCGAAGCGATTACCTGACTCGATCGACGGTGAACACCACGCAGTGATGCGACCATCTGCGAGTGTCATGCGCGATGGCTGATGATGGTGGCCGTACAGCAGATACCGGTACGGTGTCAGTGACATCGCATACGCAGTCGCCTTCTGCGCGATGTTTGGTATGCCATGTGCGCGACCAAACTGATCACCATGCACCATCAGGATGCGCTGACCAGATACATCGACAGTGTCGTACCAGTGACGCGCACCGATCGTCAGTGACTCACGCCAGTCGATACGCGACTCATCTGCGACCATCTGCGCTGCGACTCGCATGAGGATCGCGTCGCTGTTCGACTCTGGTGAGTGATCACCGGCACGACCGATACGGCCGTGATTACCGATCGCACCACGCACTGTGACCTTTGGAAAGATCGCAGCCATGCGACGCACGATCGTCGCCAGCATCTCTGCGCCACGGAAGATCTGCATGTACAGACCACCGGCCTCGACCTCATACGACTGCGACGGAAAGATGTTGCCATCAGACTCGACCAGATCACCAGTCAGTGCGATGACGATGTGATCGACTGGATGATCGAGACGCTGGATACCTACGATGCGCTCGACCTTTCTCGCCAGCAGATCGAGACGCTGCGCTGCGATGTCGATGCTGTAGTCAGCCGTGTGCTTTCCGATCTGCCAGTCACTCAGATGCAGCAGTGCAGTCTCACGACCACGACGACGCTTGTCAGGTGCCGGTGGTGGCACTGGTGCGATGGTGATGCCGGCCAGTGCATCTCGACTGGCACGGTAGACAGCGTCGACTAGATCTGCACGATCGGCCTGACGCTTGGCGAGACGACGCAGCGCGCGTGAGTGTGCCGCCTTGAGGTCGTCGAGTTCTGCTTGTAGTCGCAGGTCATCAGCCACGGTCGCACCGGCAGATGCCACGACGATGTCGACTGACTGACTGCGCACCTACGCGCACGCCTCGTCGATCTAGCCATGTCGAGATAGTCGTCGACATGATCGATTCATCATCTAGTGCCTGACGCAGCGTCTCAGCATCCTCTGCTGTCAGACCTGTCGTCTTGGATGTGATCCAGCACGGCACGCCATTGCGTGCGTCGCGTGCCATCGCGCGCATCTCGTCGAGACCTGACATCTGCCTTCTCCAGTCTGCCGCGCCTACTTTCGCTGGCGGCCGTATGCGGTGTTGTCTTCATCTAGCCACCGCTGGATCACCAGCAGTGCCGCTGAGATGGCACTGGCAGCGACTGCCTTTGCACCCTCACCGGTCAGGTCAAAGATACTCACACCTAGACCAAGGAATACTGCGATGGCTGTGGATAGTGCCGCCTGCAGCGCGTCGAGGCCGGCAGCGATGATCTGATCACGCATGGTCTTGTCTCCCCTGCTGGCAGCGATTCTGCTGACGACACCAGCCAGTGTGGTGATCGCAGCGGCATGATCGACAGCATGCACTGGTGATGTCTGCACTACTGATGCAGGTTTGCTCACCGCAGCGTCGCGCGTTGGTGGCTGTACGGTGACTGTGGCAGCAGCCGGTGCGACCACCGGTGCAGGCACTGGTGCAGGCGTAGGTACTGGTGCAGGCTTGGCCGCAGCGCGTGCCGTCAGGATGATGCACCGCTTGTGTGGTGCGTCTCCCTTACTAGACGCGATCGCACGCAGATCAGACCACGACACCGGCACACCGTAGGTCTCACGGCCAGTGCCAGACATCGTAGGATCGCACCACAGCACACCGTCGCCATAGGCGGCAGCAGCAGTGGCATGACCGTATCCGGCGGCCTCATGCTTGGGATCGGTCTTGCGCCAGTATCGCTGCCAGCGCGCGTGCCATGCGCTCATCTGTACGGTGGCAGGGTAGCCTCTAGGCTGCTGCACATTGATCAGCACGGTGCCGCCTGCGCGCAGCGCATCGACGACCTGCTGCCATGACTTTGCCCATACCGGCCGCAGACCTACCAGCGGTGCAGCCTTGACGATCTGCGCCAGACTGGTAGGCGTAGGCACGCCTGCCACATCTTTGCGACCTACGCGCGTCAGGATGCGCACGCCATCTGCGCTGGTATAGGTCGTGCCGGTCAGATGGTTTGCGCATGCCATCAGTGATGCTGGCGCGCAGTCATCGAGGATCTGCTGACCTTTGGCGTTGCGCTCGACGCTGTCGAGTTGAGTCACGATTCGCATGCGATCCATCAGCCACCCCTATTCTGTGCCAGCCATGCAGCGATACCTGACAGGCCGCTGATGCCTAGTAGTGCCACGATGAATCGTGCCAGCCGTAGCGCACCACGCGTCTCTGCCAACTCAGCCTCGATGCGACCTAGTCGTCGATCCATCGATTCGAGTTTGCGGATGATCTCATTGACCTGTGATGCTGTCATCGTGATGCCGCCTCTAGTGCAGCCAGCCTGCGCTCTAGATGATCGACACGCGCATACAGCGCAGCGATCAGTGCAGTCGTATCGAGTGACTCAGGTCGACCATCTGCGTCGTATCCTACTGCGTGCGTCAGGCCGGCTGCTTCGACTTCCTCTGCGATGAATCCTAGACGCGTCGCGCCATCCTCATCAGCGATCGTCGACCGGTAGTGTCGCGGCCGGATGCGTCGCGCTGCCTCTAGCACGACATCGTCGACATCCTCGATCTCAGTCTTGTATCGAGCGGATGACGAGTTGCGCCGCAGGCTGTAGGTCGTGCCAGTGCTGAGAACCCAGATCGCTGCAGACGATGTCTGTGTCGTCGTCGAGATGGCATCACTAAATAGGCTGCCGCTGAGATACGCCACACCGTTTACATCGAGACCGCCGCTGCTCAGTGCGATCTGGTTGCCGTTGTCGTAGATGTAGCGACTGGCCGTGCTGCCGTTCATCGGATAGATGCGCTCCGCCCAGATCTGCGCGTAGTCAGTCGCGCTCTCGCCATTGAGAATCTGAATCACATTTGCTGCACCTGATTTGATGCCAGCGTATGACGCACCGGTGCGTGGTCGAAACAGGATGCGCGGGTTCGTACCGTTTGAGACATTGGTGTCTTGCACCACGATGTCAGATCCGGTCGCCTGCAGCACGAGGTCAGATGTCGTCGTCGCATCATTGCGCACGATCGGTGTGTCGACTGCAGTGATCGCATTGACTGTGTCAGCAGTGATCTCACCCTCTAGGCCTGCACCATCCTTCACGGTCACGCCCTGCGGTGCATCTAGGGTGATGTCAGCCTCGACAAGAATGCGCGCCATCACCCCCTCTGCTGATGCCATCTCTGGCGCGATCGTCAGCACGCCAGCGTCTTGCCAGATCGCACCTGCGCTCGTCGCTGGATCGTTGAGGTCAGGCAGGATCAGGCCAGCACCAGCAGTCATGACGCGCACCTCTGCGCAGTCGATCGTCTTAGTGCCACCAGACACAGTGGCATTTGTCGACACTGTCATCGTGATCTCTAGGTATGCCGCATCAGCAGGTACGGTCACAGCAGACCACTGTGCGTCAGGGTTGATGTATGTCCATTCAGGTGCCTGCAGAAAGTTGAGACCTAGTGCGACATCAGTGAAGGTCGAGGTCATAGTCGCTGACGATCCTGTCGCGACATACGCGCTGGTCACAAATGACATCGTCAAAGAGATGCTGCATGCAGCACTGCTGCTGCCACCACTCAGCATGTGCGCCTCTGCAGCGTAGGCAAATGATCGGTTGCGTGATCCTGCAATCGGTACATAGCGTGTCATGGTCGCGCTCTTGCCGGTGATCAGCGTGCCGTCACCTACGACAGACCAGCGCAGTACATAGCCAGATGCAGTCGTCGCATTTGCTACCAGCGCGCAGGTGATTTTGCCGTCACTGTTTACATCTGTGTACGACCAGTACGGCAGATTGTTGTCATCGCTGATCGTCGCTGTAGGATCCTGCGGTGTGATGGCGAAGTCGCCGTTTGCGACACCGGCCTGAATCTCACGCAGTGCGGCAGAACCGAACATCGTCGAGTCATCACCCTGCGAGTTCGACGAGATGATCGTCGCGCCATTGTCAGCGACGACATCGCCACCGCTCGATGACAGACCACTGCCGCCGGTCGTGTATGCATCCATGTCTACTCACTCCCTAGTAGGTAGCGCAGACTGTTGCTGCCACCTCTGCGCTGCTCACACTCGATCTCTAGTCGTGCGTTGTACGATCCGGCCTCGAATCGCCAGACCACCCTGACGATACGCAGGATGGCTGCAGACAATCCTAGTGCCGGTGCATTGATTTTACAGTACTGACCAGCCTGCCATGCAGTCGTCAGTACACGCGTCGTGCCGTTGTCACACCATCCCTGCAGGTATCCATGCGACCAGTCAGGTGACGATGTCTGCGTCTGGCTGTTGCCGGCCACAGTAAATGTGACACTGCGCACTGGTGCGCTGCGCGTATTGAAAGTCGCGCGCGACAGACGGCCGATCGCGTCGAGTCGCGACAGTGTGTTGATCTGCGACGCGTCGATCACCTCATGTGCGATCGCACCACTGCGTGCAGTCTTCGCTGCACCGGTCTGTGGATAGGTGCCAGTGTAGGTGCGGAAGTAGGGATCGGTCGAGCGCAGTGATGTGCCACCGGATTTAGTCCAGCGTCGATCGTAGTCATCCCATGACGATGAGCATGCGACATAGATACCTTTGACGATACGGTCATGGTCGAGTGAGACGCGCAGATCGCGTGCCAGTATGCGCGTCGATGCTGACACGCTACCAGTGCGCACCTCAGATGGATCGGTGACGATCTCGATCGGTGCAGTCGCCACAGTAGGTGCGGCCGTGACAGGTTCATACCGCAGTCGACCTACGGTGTCGACATAGTATCGGTATGCGTTGCCTGACTCACCACTCGCAGCAGCAGCGACCTGATCCAGCGCGCTGCGCAGTGTGCCTACTTTGAACGACTGCTTCTCGCCTAGTGGCACAGCAGTGCCGGTGTAGATCGCGCGATTGCTGCCGCTGATGATCGATGTGTCGAGTAGTTGCAGCGATGCTGCATCAGATCGCTGCGTCGCTACTTTCGCCAGCAGGCCGTTGATGTATGCCTGATCAGTAGTCGCGCCGGTGCCGAAGCCATAGTCGCCAGCCACGCGTCTGTAGTTTGTACCGCTGCGGCCAGATCGCACGATCGTCTTATCTAGCCAGCCGGTAGGATCTGCGACGCTCACAGTCGCGACCGTACCAAGACCGTTCGCCATCAGTCGTGCCTCGATGCTGGTGATGTACCCCATGAAGATCGGTGTGGACGCGTGATAGCGTGAGTCAAAAAACTGCACGCGCGCATTGTCGTTTACACCACCGCTGCGCCACCACGGTTGATACACACCTGCAGAGACCGGTGTGTCGCGCTGGATGACATCAAATGACATCGACGATCCACCACCATCTGCGGCCTGTGTCAGTGACAGTGACGACAGATCGACATACGGTGTCGTGGTCGCTGATGCTGATGGCAGGTCGAGCAGATCTGCACCACCGTCGACACCAGCGATGATGAGACTAAATGGTACTGCCATGTCTAGTAGTTATTGCTGCCGCCACCAGCACGCACGCGATCGACGATGATCTTCTCTAGTGGATCAGCGACACGATCTGCACCTAGATACACATTGACTGACCGCATAGGATCGTATCCTTGCATGTACGATCCGGCTGGATTCTGCATCACAAAGTTTGGTGTGCTGAATACCTTGTAGCCGGTATCTGTCATCACGCCGCGCGCTGTCGTGCCAGCAGGATCATCCATCGCGCCGCGCGAATCCCATGGTGCGCGCCATCCCTGAATCGCTGACGACAGTGCAGCCAGTGCCACGACAGGAATGGCGATCAGTGCTGCGCTGGCCGCCGCACCAAATCCGGTGATCGCTGTCAGTGCTGCACCGATACCACCACCAGCGGCAGCAAGTGCAGTGGTCGCACCGCCAGATGCGCCGGTCGATGATGCTGCTGCGACCTGACCACCGAATCGTGCGATGGCTGCAGTGACTGCTGTCGATGCGAGACCAGACAGCACACCAGTGATGACACCAGATGAGACTGCACCTACTAGATACGCAGTGATCGGATCGACACCCTGCGCAGTGAGCGCACCAGCGATCGCACCAGAGAGACCACGGAAGGCTGCACCGATCGCGGCCAGTGCCACAGTCAGTCTGCCGTTCTCACCGAATAGATCCTCTGCTGTATCACCGAAATCACCTAGCGATTTCTTTCCGTCAGATAGGAAGCGCGCGATCTTTGGTGCAGCACGCTCTAGGAAACCTACGAGTCGTGGTGCGAGGTCAGCGATCTTGTCAGCGATGCGCGTTGCGAATCGCTCGATGGCTGGTAGGTTGTCGTTGATCTGCTGCGTCAGTCGATCGAGTAGTGGCCGCAGACGCGTCAGCAGTTTGATGACGGCTGGCTCTAGTGCTTTGCCGATAGACTCCTTGGTCTCAGACAGACTGATCTGCAGCGCAGCGAACGCACCCTCTGTCGTCTCTGCGTATCCTTCTGCTGCGCCACTGACTTTGGTGAGGATCGCTGCCAGTGCCGCGTTGCCTTTGATCAGCAGTGCCTTGCCCTTGGCATCTTTCTGCTGGATGCCTAGCACTGTGTATAGGCGAGATCCCTGACCGGTATACGCCTTGCCTACTGCGATCGTCGCCTCAGCCAGCGACATGCCGGTGGTGCGCGCCAGATCTAGTGCGACTGCGCTGATGCGCTGTGCTGCGCTGAATGATTTGGTGAAGCGAGTTGCAGCCTCGATCGATGACCGCACCTCGTCATCTGTGTATGCGAGTCGCGCACCGGCAGTGATCATCTCCTCGACCGCTGCGAGATTCTCTGCAGTCGCCATACCGCGCTGCTTCAGTGCCTGTGTCAGTTTTGCGGTGGCTGCCGTATCTGCGATCGCACCGCGCACCGCGCTGACACCGAATGCAATCAGGCCTGCAGTGAGCGCACCGATACCGATACCGATTGCGCGCAGGTCAGATGAGATCTGCTTCGCTGCACCGCGCAGACCAAACATGTTGCGCTGCAGGTTTTTGAATACCTTCGACGCAGCATCCTTCGCGTAGATCGAAAAGTTGACTGACCTATCTGCCACTATGCACCTCGCTTGAATCTCAGTACGGTGTCACGGAAAGTCGAGTTCTCAAAGTAGGCCACGACCGTGTCACCGTAGGCCTCGAGTGCGCGCTGCTGTCGCGCTGGATCTGTCGCGACCTGTGATACGAACGGTCGACCGGCCACACCTCTGATCTGCTGGCCGCGCGTGCCGGTGCGTGCGCGTCGACCACTAGTCACAAACCATTTGTACCATGCGCCTTTGGTGTCGCCACGCGACACACCTGCCTTGATACCTACGACAGCGGCCGGTGGATTGATGCGCGCGCGTCGCGCTTTGACTGCACCTGCGAGTCGACCAGTACTGCCGCGCGGTGCAGCATCACGCATAGGCTTCTGCATCGTCGACGCTGCGTTCAGTGCAGCGAGATTCAGGATGCGTCGCCACAGTTTAGGCTGTGACATCTCTAGGAACGCCATCTCAGTCTTATAGAATCCTGATGACGGTGAGATGCTGATGCGTGTCTGCATCGATGATCCAGCCATCTACTACTTCCTCTCAGGTGGCTGCAGTGCAGCCATGATCTGCCATGCTCGCAGTACCTCATCGACTGGTCGATCAGCGACATCGTCAGGCCACATACCGAATCTCTCACCTATCAGGTGATAGATAATCTCTGGTGGTGGCGCGACGCGCTGGCCGATCGCCATGCGACGCGCTGCGAGCGTTATGCTTGGGGGAGTGTCTGCGCCTCAGACCATTTCTGCACGGCCTGCATCAGCGCACCGATCGGTGCGTCGAGTACATCATCGATCTTCTCGCCATCGAGACCGGTCAGATTATGTGCGAGTACCAGTCTCGCAAAGGCTGACATCGCACGATCTGCTTTGCCAGACTCTAGGTCGATCAGGATGCGTGCGCTGACATCAGTGCGCATCTCGCACCACATGCCTGCGTACTCACCGTCTAGGTTAATCCGTCTCATCGCCATGTGTCACCTCACTACTGCTACTGGTGCGGCCGGCTGAGACAGTCAGCCAGCCGCATCAGTACTGTACAGCAGTGGATGTCGATCCACAGAGATGACTACTCGACAGCAGCCAGTGGCGAGTCGACGAGGATCTCTAGCGACTTGCCGCTCGTCGCGTCAGTCGCGAGTCGCAGCGTAACCTCGTTTGTCACTACGCCATCAGAGTCACCGGCAATCGGCTGCACTGACTCGATCACGAATGACCCTAGAATCCACACACCGTAGGCCGTGCCTGATGCGGCAGTACCGTAGATGCGCAGGTATCGCTGCTCGCCTACCTCGTCGATTCCCCATGCGCCGTTGGCGATCGCTGCAGCGTTGCTCATGACAGTCAGCGTCAGCGTCGCATCGAGACCACCGGTCAGACCAGCGGTGCCAGCGACGAGCGTGCCGTCGAGCGCATTGATCACAGCAGCACCGGTCGTGACGCTGAGACTGAACGACAGCAGGTGATCATAGTCAGTCGCACCTGTGCCGGTCTTGTCAGGGAAGTTTGAGTCGATGCTGAGTTTGAGTAGACGACCAGACAGCGTAGGCTGCGCCTCGATGTTTGTAGGGAAGGTGGCAGCAGATGTCGCGATCGACTTTGCGGCCAGCGTCACACCATGTGTCATCAGCGCAGATGCATCAGCACCGATCGTAAACTCTGTAGGGATCGCGCCGGTCACCTGATACTTCTGCACGCCATCAGTCACCAGCAGAGACTGATAGACGAGCGTATCGAGTGAGGTCTGCGCTGGTGACCATGTGTAGGTATACGGTGCAGACGCACCAGACTTGGTGGCACCTAGCGACCACAGTGTGTACGGCAGTGTGCGCAGCGATGCTGCAGACTCACCGATCGTGACCACTGGATTCTTTCCTACGACTGCTACACGGTCAGCCTGAATCGTGGTGCGTCGACCAACGGTGAGATCCTCACCAAGGTCAGTCGTCACGCCAGCGTCGAGCGTACCTAGTGCGTCGACCGGCAGCAGATCGCCAGTCGATGCGCCGAATGTGCCGGCCGTATCGAAATCAGACTGCACCATCGCAGCCATCTTGGTCAGTACCTTTGTTCCGATTGTCATGTCAGATCTCCTCTACTATGCGGTGAAGGCCACGGCCTCATAGACCGTCACCGTGATGACTGCGGTCACAGTCGCGTAGTCAATGTCTGACCACTGATCTGTGCCGATAGATGTCGACGACACCACTGCCTGCGCAGCAGTGCCATCGAGTCTCACTGATCCTACGACCAGACCACGCATCCATGCACGCCATGCATAGATGTCATGCCAGACCGTCGCGGCCGTCGTAGGCTGCAGATACAGTGTCGCATTGACAGTCAGTGTGACGGTGCGATTCGCACTGCCATACGCGATGCTGTCATCAGCCGGCATCAGCACCAGTGATGGTGTCACTGCCAGCGTCGATGGTGGTGTCGTGTACACCTGTCGCAATGTCAGATTAGCAGGTGGTGTCAGCGCATCGATGTGTGTGGCCAGTGCAGTCAGGATGTCGTAGTCATCCATCAGCCACCTACCAGACCTAGTCGCGACCGGTACCGCTCTAGTAGCACCTGCGCTTCAGGATGTAGTGCGCGACTCAGTCGCATGATGCCGCCTAACTCATTCGAACCAATAACGCCATAGGGTGCGCTGCGCGATGACCAAACAGCACCTGCCTGAATCAGTGCCGCCTGTACAACGGCACTTGGCACGCTTGGCCAGCCGAAGACACCGATCACGCGCACGCCATTTAGTGACAGCGGAAATGATCGCTGACCGGCGAGACTAGTGTCGATCTCTGTGTACGGTTCGTTGTCTAGTGGTGCGTTCTTTGGTGCGAGGATGTAGTCAGTCGCAGACCATGTCGTCTCATAGGTGTCGTTTGCATCGTCGTCTGTAGCGATCGACGAGACACTGACGATCGGATCAGTGATGCAGTAGTACAGATGCTCTGCTGTGTAGTAGCGCGTCTGCGATGCGGTGCGACCGAAGCCTACGGCCTGATCGCAAAAGTTATCGATCAGATCATCAGTCGCATCCAGCACGGCCTGCAGCGCAGTATCCTGCGACGAGTCTGTGATCTGCAGTGCCTCTTTAAACTGTGCCAGTGTTGCATACGACATGTCAGTTCACCACGAGGATCTGCAGCACCTCAGTGCCGGTACCGCTGCGCGCATACAGCACATCACCGGCAGTCAGCCGGATCGCGACCACATCAGTCGCGCTGTCGATCGACAGACCATTGCTAGTCGTCAGATCGCTGCCACCTAGCCAGATGACACCGCCACCCTGATGATGTAGATACAGCATGCACCCGTCATTGTCTGCCGTGTATGCCACGGCCGGTGTCGTCGTGCATGAGACCTGCGTGCTACTGATCGCCATCTGACACCTCGTCTGTATCTACTGGTAGTGCCACTGTGCGTCGTCGCGTCGTGATCGCTGCAGTCTCCATGACCGGCAGTGCCACTGCACGCTCTGTATCTACTGAGGCAGTGACATAGCGCGCGTATCCGTTCACGACGAGGCAGCGTGCCTCAGTCTCTGATAGATCGATCTCTGTACCTACTGCCGGCCACGGCTGACCGTCACGGTCGCCTGCCATCTGCAGTAGTAGTCTCACTCGTCGCATGTGTCATCTCCCTCTGTGATGTGGTGGTGGTCGACGCATCGTCGACCACCACCACTATCTACTCAGTCTCGCGACTGACTAGACATTTGCGCCCTTGAATGACTTGACTGCGCTTGGAAGCAGCAGGCCAGTCGCGCCACGCACGCCTACGCGATAGGTGACGAGACCGTAGTTGAGCGCAAAGTCTGCGCTGCTGCGGATGTCGACACCACCCGCGACCACGGTTACGATCTTGCCTAGATCACCAAAGATCATCGACAAAGCCTCGTCGCCGTTATTGGCGAGTGCTGCGCTGTAGACAGGGTATCCAAGGATCGTGTCAGGCTGGCCATTCTTGCCGGCCTCAAAGATCGGTCGTGACTGACCGTCGACGATCTTGAGTACTGCTGCGAGCGCAGTATCGTTCATCATGAAGCCGCGCTTCGGCGCGCGACGGTGTTGCTCAGCCACGCTGTACACCAAGTCGATGATGTCAACGAATGCCGGAGTGACAGCAGCACCCTGCTTGCCTACGGTGGCAGCAGCAGCGACGGCAGGCGCAGCGACTGCACCATGCGCGACACCTACTGCCTGACCTGCGGCCTCAGCAATCCACGCAGAGATGTCAATGCCGGTATCGGCAATAACCTCTTCTGCCACCTGCACAAGCACACCGTACTTGGCTGGCGTGAGCGTAAGCGTGCTGTTTGTTCCGTCAGACTCTGTGTACTGGCCACCCTCAGAGATGGCAGCAGCCGTACCCAGCGCAGTGGTGCGCGGGAATCCGATTGGCGATCCATCAGTCTTCGAGAAGACAGTCACGACATCAGGATTGAGGAACGGATTCACCTGACCAGCAGCGACAGCGACGGTCGTCGCAAAGTCAGTGCGGCCGGTGAAGTTTGATCCCTTTGTGATGTCGCGGAGTTCATAGGAAAGTTCCCCGCCATCGCGACCGATGCGTCGTAGTTCTGCAGCCTCATCAGCGGCAGGTGCGACGACGGCCTGCGTCAGCGCAGGTACTACGGCAGTGCGAGCGTGATCTGCGGCAGCGCGTGCTTCCTCAGCCTGCTTGCCTGCGCGGATCGTAGCGTCGATCTGCTTGGCCTCTGACTCGAGCGCAGTGAATCGCGCCTCATCCTCAGCCGATACTGGCGTGCCGGCCTCAGCCGCCGCCGCATAGATGGCACTGGCATCAGCCAGTACCTTTGCACGCTTCTCGTGCAGATTGTTGTTCTCACTCATCGTGATTCTCCTATCTACTATCTACTACTACTGTGCCTGTGATCGAGATCGCTGGTCGAGGGTATGCGCAGCGCGCAGCGTGTCGACCGCTTCGTGGATCAGTCAGCGTTGCTCTGCAGCCGTGCGAGACGCTGGCGCAGTGCGAGTACTGACGGATCAGTACCGGCGCGCGGCGCGAGTTTCTGCTTCACGGTCTCCAGTACCTCGACATCCTCATCAGTCAGATCCTGACCGCTGCGGATGAGATCGAGCGTCGTGATCAGCCGTTCGGCATCGATGCCTAGTTTCGGCTGTGCGAGATGGCGCACCGCTGACAGACCGATGGTCGCAGGGTACGCAGGATTGTGGCCACTGAGAATCGAGACCTCTAGCAGTCGTGCCTCAGTGATGGTGCGCTGGTCACCAGACCACGACTCACCGCCACGCGGCACGAGAAAGCCGAATGACATGCCCATCGCAGCAGACTCGTTCTGTAGTTTGCTGATGACGGCAGCGGCATCAGGATCAGCCGGATCTAGTCGTGCCTCGACACGCAGGCCGGTCTCATCCTCTGTCAGACGCAGTCGACCGCTGGCAGTCGATGCCAGCATCTTTGACTCATCGTGACCATGTAGAAATTTGACGACAGACTGGCCAGCCTCGACGCGTGACAGCGTGCGCTGGAACGCGCGCGGCGCGATCGTCTCATGGAATGGCAGACCGGCAGATGGCTGCGACCATAGCGCAGCGTATCCACTGAATGTCTTCTCACCGGTGTCAGCAGTCTCGACACGGAACTCACCGATCGTCACTGCGCGTCGTTCGTAGTTTTGCATCTCCACACTCCTGCTACTCATCGTCGCGATGATGCCATCACACCACCGCAGCACTCGATCCGCTGACTGTGCATCAGACGGATTGACTCCCCATAGCATCGCAGCCACCGCACCGGCCTGTGGCCAGTCAGGATGATTGCGATCACTGTTCTGTGGCTTGTCTGATGACCAGTCGACACGATGTCGTCTGATCCATGCAGCCATGCGCACGACCTTTGCGTCGCTGATTTCACCATCGACCATCTGCTGTGCCTCACGCACAGTCTCTGGCTGCAGGCCGTCACCGCTGCGCCCATCAGCGTGCCAGCGCAGACCCTCTGCTGCTGCGTCTCTGATGTACTGCGGCACCGGTACTGCGGCACGCGCTGCCATCTCATCTGGTGACTCATCGTCAGTCTCAGCGTCTGCAGCGATGACCTCATCTACAGTATACGCGGTGAGACCTAGCGATCGCGCCATGTCTCTGATGTCAGCATCGTTGTCGACGATGTAGTCGATCTGATCTGCACCGTACTCGTCGATCAGTTTGGAAAACTTGTACCGCTTGAAATCGACGGCCGGTGCAGTGCCATCACCGAAGTCGTTGAGATACAGCGCAGCGTGTGGCACATCGTTTGCCTCTAGCCATGCGCGTGTCTCGTCGAGTCGATCGATCGATCGCGCAGAGACGATGATGATCGTCGTACCCTCTGCTGCATCCTTGCGTACATAGTCGATCGCATCCTGTCGTGGCGTATCGCCAGTCGTCGTCAGCGTACCGTCGACATCCCAGATCTCGATACTCATGGTGCCGGTGTCTCTGGTGGTGCGCCTAGCACGCCGATGTTTAGTGGCTTCCAGTACTCATCGCCACCCTCTACCGGTGGTCGATCCTCTAGCGCGCGCACCTCATTGATACTGAGGAAGCCAGACATCAGTGCAGTCTGATACGACGCGTACCTCTCAGTCGTCGTCGAGCGCAGCAGTGAGTCAGTATTGAATTTGATGAAGGTCGTGTCGCCTACGATGAGTCGCTGCAGGCCGGCCTCAATCCTAGCGATCAGACTCTGCAGGCCAAGTCGCAGCCATTCGATACTGACGACCTCGACAGATGCGTATGACATACCGCTCGATGGATGCTGCAGCAGATGCAGCGGCACACCATAGATGCGCGCGATGTTCTCGACTGACCAGCGCATCTGCGTGATCAGATCCATGTCTGTCAGTTTCATAGCGAGCGGAGTGAAATCCGCACCGCCGGTCAGAACCGCTACGCGGTGAGCGTTCGATACGCCCTCATGTCGTCGCGCGAATGCGCTGCGCAGTTGCTCTGCCTGATCAGCAGTCAACTCGCCTGCGACTTTGACGATGCCGCCTACCTGCGCGCCTTGCTCGAAGAACTTTGCTGCATAGGTCTCTGTGGCTTTGGCGAGACCTAGACTGGTGCGGTGATGCTCTACCGGTGACAGGCCGCGACCTGACGCAGTAGGGAAGAGTGTGATGTGTACGATGTAGTCAGCACCTAGATTCTGTTTGCCGATGATGTATGTAGGTGTGCCATCAGGATCGATGCGCACCTCGACGAGACGAGGATCGAGAACTCGTGTCTCGACGACCTCACCATCTGCACCGCGCAGCACCATGATAAATGCGTTGCCATCGATAAGCAGTGACGAGACCAGTCGATGACGGAAGTCGAAGCCGGTCATGTTTGGGTTGTTTGGCATAGGCTGGTCAAACCAGCGCGGCCGTGTCACTGGTCGACGCACACCACGATCTCTGATGTAAGCACCCAGCGGCATCGACGCGATTGTGTTTGCGTACAGATTGACTGCACCGTATACGGCTGCGATGCTGGTCGCGTTTTCCTCAGTGATCTTCACGCCTGCGCTGTTGATGATCGGATCGAAGCCGGCAGCAAACCAGTTTCCACCTGCGACGCGATCCTCAGTGCGACCTAGTAGTCGATCGACGATACCCATGCTCTACCTCACAGACTGATGAGCGACACCGGCGGTGCAGGCTGCACTGCTGGTGGCGTACTGATTGTCATGGCGCGTGACCACGCCATGATCGCTGCAATCGCTAGGTCGATTTTCTTATTTGACTCACGACCTTTGCGCAGCATGATGCCATGTCGACTGTACTGTGGTGTGGCGTTAGCGATGTGGCGAGATAGTCGCGCATCACCGGCATGACGCAGTCGAGACTGAGTCACTGCGTCAAAGACGGCAGCAGTGGCCGGCACCATCCTCTGCGGTGTCTGATTAAACTCGACGACCGGCAGACCTGCGGATCGCCAGACTTCCATCGATCGCTGCCAGCGGAACGGATCGCAGCAGATCTCTACTACATCATACAGCATGGCCAAATCCAACATGCGCTGTTCGACTTCCTCGATAGGTACGCGCCAGTGCGCATCATCGATCGGTCTCTCCCAGTGGCCGATCACAAACAGCGCGCCATCACTAGTACGACACGCGACGATCGCTGTCGAATCTGACGCGAATGATCCGTCGTACCCGATCACGACCTGATCATGTGGCTGCAGTACTAGCGTCTCATCAGCGCACGCATCCCATGCGCCAGCCGGTAGCCATGCTGTATCAGCAGCGACAAACTCGTTCAGCCGTTTGATTCTAAACTCAGCCTCTGGCGTGCGCTTGTATGCAGACGCTAGATCGTCGCTCGACAGGATCGGCGGCACAGATAGCAGCGCAGGGTTGGCCTCATGCCAGCGCGTCTCGTCTCGATACGCACCAGCACCGGCCTCATACCACGCCATGCCTAGCGTCGAGTCGTCATGCTCTCCACTGATCCTGCGTCGTGCCAGTTGATACAGCGTGAACGCGATACTGTCTGCACCAGTCGCGTCAGTGCGCGTACCGGCAGTCGTGATCGCCAGCATCAGCGGTGAGCGTCGTGCGCCCATAGACAGCGACAGCACATCGAATAGATCACGCGATGGCCATGCTGCCAACTCGTCTGCGATGACCAGTGTCGCGCTGAGACCTTCCTTGCTGTATGCCTCAGATGACAGCGCACGGTATGTCGTGCCGGTCTCTGTGAACTCCAGCGCATCACGGTAGACGCGGATGCGGCCAGAGAACTCAGGCTGCATCTCGACTGCACGCTTCGCGTGCGCCATGACTAGTCGTGCTTGATCGCGCGTCGCAGACGCGCTGTAGATCTCACCACCGTGGTCACCGTACAGACCAAAGAACAGCGGCAGTACTGAGGCCAGAGATGTCTTGCCGTTCTTGCGCGCGATGCCGATCAGGTAGACGCTGTGTGCAAATCGACCATCGTCTCGACGCGCCAGCGCATGACGCAGCATCTCACGCTGCCAGCCACGCAGTGCGATCGGATCACCGGCACTACCAGCGATGCTGTCTTTCGCGATCGGCACTAGTGCCTCTGCGAAGTCAGCGACGATGTCGCCTAGTGATCGCGACAGATCCTCTGGTGATGTAGGTGTCAACCAGCGCGGCGGCCAGCCGTCTATGCTTCGTTGACTCGCCTTTGGAACTCGTCTAGTCGTGATACACCTCGCACCATAGCCAGACCAAGACGCGTGCGGTCTGTAGGTGTCAACCCTAGCAGTGACGACCAGCGTGCGATCTCACGCTCTGTGGTCGTCAGCATGCCTGCAGCCGGATGCGCATACGCGTAGCCTTTGTCTGTGTACAGCACGACACCATCAGCGTCGAGTCGTGCGATGAGATCTGACTGCCGCTGCAGCAGTCGCGCCAGTGTCGCCACTGCGTCTGTGTCTGATGGTGCCAGCCAGTCGCCAGCCAGATCGACGATGCGCCGGTAGTGCGCCACGGCCGTGTCACCTAAGCCGTCAGGCGCAGGTCGATCAGCCAGCCTGCCGGTGATCTCGCGCGTCGAGATCAGTGCTGGTCGCGCACGCAGTGTGCCGCGCTTCCGCTTGACCTCAGCCGGTACAGGTCGACGACCTACTGCCACGCAGACCCCCCCTACCTAGATTCGACGATGCCTGCGAAGGCCTCGCCGGTGGATAGCCAGCGTAGCACGCAGAACAGATTTCTGACCGCCCCCCTATTGGCACGCATTGGCGTGTTTGCGCCACTGTGAGCGCATCTAGATGCTGTTTGGCATGTCTGCATGGTCTGTGACCTCATCTCGTCTCTACGCGCGTCTGGCGCGGTGTTTGGTCAGCCGGCCGTGACACGGTCTGCACAGCACCCGCAGTCGATCAGGTGACGGCAGCAGTGCGCCACCGGTACCGATTGGATCGAGGTGATCGACAGTCAGGTCAGTAGTGCCACCGCACGCCTCACACCACGGTCGAGCGTCGCGTATCGACTTGCTGAGACTGCGCCATGCGCGTGACTGATACGGCTGCTGGCCACGCTGCATCTGCCTGCGCCGGTCGACAGCGCGTCGACATGATCCACACCGTGTGCCTGTGGTCGTGAGCGTGCCGCAGTCTAGGCATGGTCTCTGGTACATCTAGACTGTCGCGATGCGCATCATCGTTCCCCCAGATAAGCCGGCAGCAGATACTGCTAGGTGGCAGCCTATCCTGCGAT